GTTTTTGGTATCTTTCTAATTGTTATCTCGCTCGTCTCGGAAAGGGGGTGATAGAAATTGCCATTTTTTAGAAGCATTGAACAGCGAGATTGGGCTAGTGATCTATTAGACAATGGTATCTTGCCGAGCTACTCACGGGGCGGATATATCGGCGTGTCGTCGCTTAAAAACTCAGATGTATTAACGGCCGTCTCTCATGTTGCAAGTAATGTTGCACGTTTTCCATATGCAATAAAGGATGAAAAAACAGGCGATATTGTTTCAGGTGACGAGTTGAGCTACCTGCTGAACAAGAAACCTAATGCTAATTTAGACGGATATCATTGGAAATTCGCAATGGCGGTTAACGCCATTCTATCAGGCGATAGCTATTCTCGAATTGTTCGTGACCCAATTAGTGATAAGCCAGCGATGCTGGAATTCTACTTACCAAGCCAAACATTTCTTGATGATTCAAATCCCAATAACTTGATTTATGAATTTACGCCGAATAACGCAAATCGGTCAATTGTAGAGCCTGCTCAAAACGTGATTCATTGGAAATTCTTCAGTTATGACGGAATTCATGGCCGGTCGCCACTGCTAAGTTTGGGTGATGAGATTGGCTTGCAAGAGTCTGGGATTGACACATTGAAACGATTCTTTAAGAGTGGGCTAAAGGGCTCTATTTTAAACGCCAAAGGGAAACTCAACAAAGAAGCCCGCCGTAAGATGCGTGAAGATTTTGAATATGCACAGCAAGGTGCAACTGGCGGATCACCAGTTGTTGTTGATGAAACAATGGAATATAAACCACTCGAAGTTGACACGAACGTTTTACAGTTGATTAACTCCAATAATTATTCAACCGCTCAAATTGCTAAAGCATTGCATGTACCGGCGTATAAATTAGCAGTCAACAGCCCCAATCAGTCAATTAAACAGCTGAATGAAGACTTTATTAAATCTGATTTACCATATTACTTTGAACCAATCGTGGCAGAGCTAGGGCTTAAGCTGTTTGACGACCTGGAACGCCACCAAAAACGTTTTGAAGTTGACACGCGCAAAGAGACAGGCTTGTCGATTGACGACGCTAAAAAGGCTATTGAAGGCAGTCTGCTAACGCCAAATAAAGCATTGATTGAATCTGGGCGAATGCCGTCGACTAATCCAAGTATGGATAAATATCAATCAACGCTTAACACTGTCTCATTGGATATGAAAGATGAATACCAAAAAATGAAAGGGGGTGATAAGAATGACAATCGGTTTGGAAACGCGACAAGTAACAACGACGATTAATCTGCGACAGAATGAAGATTCTGAAGACTCGATTATTGAGGGGTACGCACTTAAATTTAACAAGCCTTCAGACGTTTTGGGCGGTTGGGTTCGGTTTCGGGAAATATTAGATAGTAACGCTTTGGAAGGTGCTGACGTTAGTAATGTTGTGGCCACCTTTAACCACGATCAAAACCAAGTGCTCGGTCGAACAGGTGTTAATTTGGATTTAGAAATTGATAACATAGGCCTTAAATTCCGTGTGAGACCAACAGATACACAGTTTGCGCGCGATTTAATGACTAACATTAAGGCGGGCGTGATTAATCAATGTAGCTTCGCTTTTACGATTCCTGACGAAGACGGTTCGGAAGAATGGGAAGACTCAACTGAAGATGGTGTGGACTACACGCGAACAATTCGGAAGATTGACCACTTATATGACGTGTCAGTCGTCACAACGCCAGCTTATCCGGATACGGAAGTGACTGTTGGTGCCCGCAGTAAGGCACTTGTTGAATCGTTGCAGAAAGAACCTGCATGGAAACAAGAAAAACGTGATTTATTAAGAATGTTGAATAAGAAACAACTATTAAAAGGCATTTAACAGATGCCTATTTTTTATGCCAAAAAAGTGGCGGAAAGGAATCATTTCATGAATTTAGACGAAAAAATTAAAGCGTTGCAAACTAAACTAGATGAACAACGCTCAAAAGTAACAGGATTAAACACGGAGGTACGTTCGCTAGTCGAAAAAGCTGAATCGGATGATGATTTAGCTGCTGCCAAAGCTAAACGATCAGAATTAGATAAATTAAATGAAGAAATTCGTAGTGGAGAAGAAACCATGCAGTTGTACAAGGACGCAATTGCTGGTAAGGGTAAGCCTGCTCAAGCTCGTAACAAGCAAGATGGCTTGAAAGAAAAACGTGATGCAATTAATGCTTATATTCGTAGTAAAGGCGAGATTACTGATGGTATTACAATGCGCGGTAAAGAAGTTGTAGTCCCGGATGCATTATTGCGAGATGGTATCGAACCTAAAACAGACGGCATTACGAGTCCAAATGTGCAACCAACGATTCCGGTTGCGATTAGTTACAACCCGCAACGTGAACTAGAAACAGTCGTTGACTTAAAGCAATTTACGAACGTATTTGCAGCAACAACCGCTTCTGGAAAATATCCAATTTTAAAAAATACAGCCACCGTTTTATCTTCAGTTGCTGAATTAGAAAAGAATCCAAAACTAGCTAAGCCTGACTTTACTGACGTCTCATGGGAAGTAGTTACTTATCGTGGCGCGATTCCGTTGTCTCAAGAATCAATTGATGATTCAGCGATTGACTTAATTTCAATTGTTTCTGAAAATGCTAGTCGTCAAAAGCTAAATACAACAAATGCAGCTATTTCAACAGTTTTAAAGACCTTTACGGCTAAAGAAACGGCTAGTCTTGACGATTTGAAACAAATTAATAACGTTGCTTTAGATCCAGCATATGCACGCACAATCGTTGCAACTCAAAGCTATTACAATTGGTTGGACACGTTGAAAGACGCTAACGGACGTTACTTATTGCAAGATTCAATCATTTCTCCAAGCGGCAAGATGCTATTAGGAATGCCAGTATTGGTGATTGCAGACAAGTTACTTGGTGCAGATGGCGAAGCTCACGCATTCTTGGGCGACATCAAACGGGCAACAATCTTTGCTAATCGTGCTGATATTACTGTTCGTTGGGTTGACAACGAAATCTATGGTCAATACTTGCAAGTGGCTACTCGTTTCGATGTTAAAAAAGCTGATGAAAAGGCCGGTTATTTCTTAACCCATACAGAATCAACAACCCCAAAAGTTTAGCGCCAGACAAGCCGACCGACAGTAATACGATACCAGAAATTAAAGCCTATTTAGAGTCGGCCGGTATTGGTTATTCTGGCGTGACAACCAAATCCGAGCTATTAAAGTTGGTGATCTAATTGGTAGAAGAAAAACCGCTTTTGCCATCAGAAAAATTAGAGACTCTCAAGAATTACTGCAAAATTGACCAGGATTTTGATGATGAATTATTAAAATCACTGGTTAATGCTTCAGCGCTTGAATTAGCACGGGCAATTAAATCAGAGTCACGGCCGACGGAGTTCATCAATGAACCTCGTTTTTTTATCGCCCTGATGAAGCAAGTCAAGGAAGACTACTACCTTCGTGGAGTAACTGCGGATAGTTATCGACCGATTTTAGCAAATTCAGTAATTGGGATTATTAATCAGTTACGTGCAGAACAGGGGGTCGAAAATGCGGACAACTAATATGAACGAACGCATTACCTTTTATTCTATTGGACCAGGTGTTACTGAAGATGGTGTCCCCATCGATTCGACTGAAATACAAGAGTTTACAGTCTGGGCAGAAGTACCAAAATTGCCGATTCGCGAGTTCGTTAGTCAGGGAAATAAGATTGGTTACCGTAAGGAGTCACCAGTCTTCATTATCGCCTTTAAGACAAAAAAAGAGATTGAATCAAATTGGCGAATTAAATGGCGAAATGCGATGTATGAAATTAAATCGTTAGATCCAGACTACAAAACTAAAGATATTATTCAAATCTCAACACAGGAGGCGGTTCAATGAGTGTTGAAGGGGAAGCCGAAATGCTGGCGAACGTCACAAGGCTTGAAGTTGAAGCACCTAAAAAGGCGCGCAAAAGCATTAATAAAGGCGCTGAAATCTTCGCCAAGCATCTAAAAGATGACACACCTGTAGATTCTGGTGCACTTGCCAGTGATGTTAAAGTCGGCGCTATGAAGTCTTCAACTGGTCGTTTTGAAAAGCAAGTCGGCTACGGTGGTAAAAGTGCTTGGCGCGCTCACTTCCCTGACAAGGGGACGAAGAAGCAGCGAGCACAAAATTTCTCAATAAAAGCACAAGAAGAATCCCGTGATGAGATTCTAGAAGTATACGCCGAAGAAATGAGGCTTTTAGATGACTAATTTACCCGAAGTTAATGTTAGAAATATTTTGAAAAACTCAACTACATTAGTTAGTTTGATGGACAATATTCGTGGTCAACCATTAGATATTGTGCCGATTTATACGTTTACCGTTCCGGATAATTATCAAAAAAAAGAGTCTAATCCAGTTATTAGAGTGACTCCAGTACCCAAAGAAGACGCCCATTATGCAGATAATGAGCGTTTTTTAGTGGAAACGTATGTCCAAGTCGATTTCTGGGTGAACAAAAAAGATACAAGTGGTCTAGCACTTATGCAAGACCTGATTTATCAAGAATTACACAAAAACGGTTATGAACGTTACCAACCTGAACGTTCGATTGACCCTGATTACCCAGAACAAATCATGGTAACAGGGCTATTTAGAGGGAGGATTTACAATGAGCAAAGCTAAAATTGGTTTATCACAATTTCAATATGCAACAGTAGAAAACGAAAAAACAAACAGTGAGATTTTTAAAATTCCGGGGATGCGTTCTGCGAAATTAGATATCACTAACGAATTAGAAACGATCTATGCAGATGACGGTCCATACTTGGTTATTCCAGCCGGCATTACTGAATTAAAACTTGAATTAGGATTGGTTGATTTACCAACAATTGATAAGCAACAAATGTTAGGCGTGACAGTCGAAAACGGAATCGAACGTTACACCAAGACAATCAAAGTCCCTGATGTGGCAGTTATGTTCCGCGCTTTAATGGACGACAACAAATACTGCTACGTTGGTTTGGCTAAAGGCAAGTTTAACTTGCCTGGTATGGATTTGAAGACCAAAGAAGACAAGATTGAAGTTGCTGAAGATTCTATTACTGGTAACTTCGTTGCGCGTGGTGAAGAAGAAGACATGTTATTCATCGGGCGTGAAGATAACGAAGACTTTAAGCTTGATGCCTTTACTAAAATGGTATTTAACGGTCAATCATCAGTGGCGTCACATGTTTGAGAAAATAAAACTGTTTAGAAATAAATAAGTATTAGAGCACACTCACTCTCTTGAGTTGGTTGGTGGCTGGATTAATCAAGGAGGTTCTACACATGGAAATTGAATTAAATATTAATGGTGAAACTAAAAAATTTACACGGACAAAATCACTTAGTTTGGCGGACACGCTTTTAGCGTTGGAACTTCAATTAAAGCAACAAAAACGCGCAGAAAAAGAATCAGAAACAGCTAAAGATTTAAAAGACAACTTAAGTGACATCTGCGAGTTCTTGTCTAAGTTTTTCGACAATCAATTCTCTTTAAAAGAAGCTTATGAAGGATTAGACCCCAAGAGTATCGCCACTGTTAATAGATTTGTTGAACAAGCGCTTGGCGGTGAAGACGAAAATTTATAGAGAGCGTAACCAGCAAGGATATTCAAGAAGCTATTAATAGCTACTTTTCA